CCTTCCGTAAGGTCTCGGAATAGGTGAGAGCACGTCCCCCAGCTCCCTGGGTAAGCATATTATATTGTCAAGGTGGACTCTACTAAGTAGTTTTGCTTAGCGAAATTACTGTGGTACAGCAGAACTCATATAAGCATCTGTGATTTGCTGAGACTGTTCCATATATACGTTAGTGAGCTTTCCGGCCCACTCTTCATAAACAGAAGACTCATCTCCATTTTTTAACATTAAACTAGCCATTTTTTCAATGCCTTCATTACTGATTTCGGCAAGTTTGCTTATTTTGGCATTAGAAATTTCGGCTAAAGCATTGATATCTCCAGACTTAGAGGCAGCTTCTGTATTGTATTCTTCTATAAGTCCAGGCGTAGCTTCCTGTATCTTTTTTGTGTATTCATCTAAAATTTCTTGATATATAGTATCTGCAACGGCTTCTGAGGTTACTGCATCTACAGCGTCCGCAGCATCTCCCAAAACTTCGTTATCAGTAGTATTATTTTCAGAATGAAGTTCTGTATCCACATCTGATTTTTCAGAGAAATTTGTTTCAGCTTCTTTTGTAGATTTTTCATCAGCTAATGGAGGAAAACTGATTGAGTTTATAATTTCTTCAAAATCTTTCATATGGCTAATGTATGGGGCATCAGTGATAAAATCGGAGTATATAAAACAGTACAGTAAATCACCATAAGTAAACACATAGCTTTTTCCATCAACATGTTCTTGGGATATTATTCCATTAAATTCAAAAACTAAAGCATCTACGCCAGCTATATCCGTAGTGTATCTATCTAGTTCCTGGAATTCATCTATTTCTGAACTAAAACCATCAATATAATTATTTTGCTTATCATGTTTAGTTACTTGGAATGGAGATGCATCCGTACTTACATAAAGCATTCCGTTTTCTGGATAATAATAATTTCCATTATCTGCATTTGAACAATCCCAGGAAAGCGGTACTTGATAAGAAATAGCAAATAAGTTCTCGTGACTATTAGAATCAGTATCAAACTCATGGGAATATGATATGTTTTCGCTTGCCTTTGTAGAAGATACTTCTCTTTCGGCGTTCCTGCACCCTGAAAAAGCCAGTGCTGTTGTAATCATTACACATAGATAAAATTTCTTTTTCATAATCTATTTCCCTTATAAATATTAATGTTAAATTCTAAATGCAATTTAATCAATAGTTTTAAAATCCATAATCTTTTCGTTATATCCGGCAAGTCTTGCCAACTGCTTTTTGGTAAAGCCTGGATTTTCGTAAATGAGTGAATCAGGGATAAGCAGTTCTGCAGCAAATGTATTTGCCTCCCGTTCTATCCATGCAGTAGACAAAAAAGTCTTGTTACGAATAAAATAACAATTTTCTGTTCTGTGTAAAATAGCGTGTCCAAGTTCGTGAGCCATAACAAATGATTTCTCGTTTTCAGATAATTCATCGTTTAAAAAGATACATCGATGCTTCTTTAAGTATAAGTAGCAGCCACTGTAATGCCCCATGGGACCAATTATGTATTCAATTTTTAATGCGTCCGCTATTTTGAATGGATTTTGGGTATTGTATTTTTTTATAAGATGCAAAGCTATCTTTTTAATATCTCTATTCAATATATAGCACCTACTTCTTATTTTTGTTTGGGTTGTACAATTCTTTGTTTATCTTTTTAAGTCTGGTGAGCATCGCTTCAAGCTGTGCAGCGAACAATTCTCTATCGTCTTCAGGAATATCGTTTCCGTCAAAACTCGCAGGACCAGATTCTTGAGAGTTTAATTTATCCATAATAGATTCCAGATCTTTAGCAATGTCTTTTTTGTCTTTAGTGTTTAATTCAGAAGATGTTTCTTTAGGCAAAACATTTTCTTGACCTGTTGTTAAATAATTTACTGTTACCCCGAAGTAATCGGCTATTTTTTGCAATCTTTCTAAAGTTGTATTTCCGGTTCTGAGTTTTCCGATAGAACCTCGACCAAATCCTAATTCTCTTTCTAACGCAGTAATGGCAAGATTGCGATTTTTGCATAATTCTGAAATTACATCATACGTCGCCATAGTTTTTCCTTTCTAAGATGTAGAAAAAAATCTACATAAAGTATTGACAACGTAGAAAATAATCGTTATAATACAGCTATGAGGTAGAAAAAGTTCTACAAAAATGCTGAATAAATATGAAAAAGTTCTACGTCGTTTGTGGTTATTCTGATTATAGAATATTTTCTATATAAAGTCAATAGAAATAGAACATTTTCGCTTCATGATATTTGCTGTATTGAAAACAAAAAACTGTAAGGAGGACCATTCCCTACAGTTCTTGTCTAAATTTTTTTACCCTATGTACTTTGCAGGTTTTCACCACACAAGATGGTCCCAAGCGCTTCTATCAAGCACTGTGTCACTTTCGCAGTTTTAGTTCTGCAAGATGCCTTACCGCTGACACATTACGAGGAGTACTTAGCATAGTGCGGTAGTTATATCAGATACCGACTGAAGCATTTTTAAATGTGGTTCGCGCCACAGTTGACGCTATGCTAGTAATCTACCTTAACCCAGTTTTAGGTGCTTTGGTGCCACCTTGGCGACCTCACATTAAGGGAACAGGCAATTTCAAAAACTCGGTCAAAAGACCAACCCCTTTCATTGCCTTGTAGGCATAGGGAAATAATAGCATGAAAATAGAAAATTTTCAATATAGCATAATTTTATAGAAGGAGGAAATTATGATTTTAAAAAAAATTGAGAAGATTGCCAAGGATAACAATATTTCTATTGGAACACTTGAAAAAAAACTTGGATTTGGAAATGCAACAATACGCAGTTGGGACAAGTGTTCTCCATCGGTAGAAAAGTTGAAAAAAGTAGCGGATTACTTCGGTGTAAGTATTGAGTATTTCCTAGAGTAGAAAGCGGGGTGAGGAAGATGGAGGAGGACATAAATACAGTATTGGATGAAGAACTGAATAATTGCATTCAAAAACTTAGAGATGCAACATTCGGATATGAAGTCAGGACGTTTATCACAGAATACGAAGAACTGATGTTAAGAAAGTCAAGTATGATAACTCAGAAATTTGTAAGAGATACTGGACTAATCCAGAGAACAACGAGTGAAGAGTTTATGAGGTACAAAAGAAAATTACAACATTTAATTGTTCTCCAGATCGTACAGGGAATTTCCATTATCCTATTAGCTATGTCTGTAATAATGCAATGATAGAAACAATCAAAGCAGCTAAAGAGATAAATGTTGGAATTAAGAATTTTAATAATTCTACATATTTTGTATGTTTAGCTTTTAACAACATGGAGTCATGTTCTTTTAAAGAGGCACGCCCAAGCTCTGTGATTGTCATTTGTGCATCAGAATTCAACTTGATTAATCCATGTTTCTCTAATTCTTCTATACGGCCGTCTATAGTAGGGTCAGTAAAGAAAAAGGAAGCTGGCGTTCTTCCTGGATTTTGTAAGATTAATTCAAGAGTTTGAAATTCATCTTCGGTGATATTTTCAAAAAGTGACTTCATAAAAATTCTCCTTTCATAATACTCGGCATGGCAGTGCCTGTATCTGCAGTATAGGAGAAGAACCAGAAAAACTCAAGAAGGGAGGTTGATAGCATGACAGTTATGCAGATTATGTACGGCAATCCGGTTATGACAGTAAAAGGGATTTCAGAACAGTTCCATATCAGTGATCGGACAGCCAGAAAACATATGAAAGAAATCGAAGAAAACCATGAACGCTATGGCGATTATGCAGTAATGGGGGAAGGTACACTGAAGAGAGTGAATTTCCTTGCCTTCTCCGACTACTGGAAATGGAAAAAGATGCTGGCAGACAAAAACGCAAGAAAGCATGTGCCGGAATACAATCCACAGGAAATTGCAAAAGCCATGGGATTCTACGGGAAAGAAGATTTGTAGGAGCTTGCAGGTCATGGAGAGGCAGAAACGAAACAAAGCCTTTGCGTATTGATATCGACAAAGGCTTTGTAGGTATAATCTTTAGACACTTTGATTATACCATACGATTTCCGAATTGCAAGCGTATTTTTACATATTTTTACAAGATTATGTAAACCAATAGGCGGCAAAAACAAAAAAAGATAGAACAGGCTACAAAGGGCTGAAAACGGCTAAATAAGCCGTTTTACAACTCGATAAAGATATTAAAGTTAGGATAAAACGTATGGCTACAAAAAGAAATAAATACATCATGAAGCACGGAGATGTGATTGATATCGAGGAATACCATGACGGGAATTATGGGGCGAAGGGAATTAAAAGGACACCAAAGAAAAAGCTGACTAAAGAGGATATGCAAAAGGTCAATGACCAGAATAAAACAAAGAAATGCCGGCAAAGGCTTTTACAGTATTTCTCCTTCGGTGATTGCTTCGCTACATGGACCTATGGGATGAAAAACAGACCTCCTACCATGGAGGAGGCATTGAAGGATTTTCAAAAGGCAATAGGAAAGGTTCGGGCACAGTACAAGAAAAGAGGGCAGGAACTTTTCTGGATCCGGAACATCGAAAGGGGAACAAAGGGAGGTTGGCATATTCACCTGGTAGTAAACGAAATTGGAGATACTGCCAGTATCCTGCAAAAGGCATGGAAGAAAGGCGGCACCTGGTTCACGGAAATCCGGAAAAGCAAATTTTATGACGAGGATTTCACCAAGCTTGCCAATTACATGACAAAAAGCGAACGTACCGTGGAGTTAAAGGTGGACGGAACCCAGGCAAAGCCCAGGATAAAAGAAGCGAGCTACAACATATCCCGGAACATGCCCCTGCCGGAACCGGAAAAGCAGACCTTGGTACACTGGCCAAAAGAACCCAAACCAAAGAAAGGGTATTACATAGCCAAAATCCATGAAGGCATCAATCCGGTAACCGGATACAGCTACCGGAGATACACATTAATCCGTCTAGGTAAAGACCTGGAAGAAAACAAGAACCGGAAACAGAGATTCCGGAAGAAAAGGAGGCGAAAGCGTGAGCAGATTTGATTCTTTACAGGAAGATATGAAAGGGATATCCGAAGCAGTAAAAAATGTGAAAAGTAAATATGGGATTACCAGCCTGGGCTTTGAAAGCTGTAATGGCGTAGAGAGATTCTGGACTTCCTGCGGAGGGAAGAACGACCTCGCCGGAGGCAGACAGGGAAAACATGGCAGGGATCCGGACGGGAATTTTGAAAAATTATAGGAGGAATCAAAATGTTGAACTTTGTTATTTTCGCATGGGAGCTGTTAGGGGTATCCTTCCAGGCGCTCCTGCTCTATGCTTTTGTCTACACAGTAGTTGCAGAGGGGAGGGACAGATACCGGAAATGGAGGAACAAGCGAAAAAAGTAAGCCTGTACCTGGAATGCAGCACCACAGCGTTGGGAAAAAAAGAGCGCATGTGCGGCTACGTTTTAGAGTACATCACGGAAAAAGGCCCTGCAACCCTGGTAAATTACCGGGAAGGCTGCGGTACCTACAACCGGGAGTTCCTTCTTGGGCTTGCTGAAGCACTGGAACGAATCAAGACGCCCTGTGAGCTCCGCATATACGGACAGAACCGCTTTGTCCTGTGTATGCTCCGGGACAGGCTGGCAGACTGGGCGGCAGAAGACTTTATGTCTAATGGCAAACCAATAGTAAACCGGGAGGAGTGGCGCCGGATATGGGAACAGATACAAAAACATCAGGTCAACATAGAACTGGGTGAGCATGCTTATTCCCGGTGGCTGCTGACAGAAATGGAGGAAAAATGCAGGAATTACCAAAGAACAAAGTGTTAAGCAGTTTAAAGGACATAGACAGAAGGGTTGTCCCTCTGCCTATGGTGGTTATCTATAAAAACCCAACGGATTTCCCGAAAGGCTGCGTTGCAAGGGTATTTGACGCTAAAACCGGAAGGCCGACCTCACTGTGTATTCTGCGGAAGACCGTGCAGGAGTGCCGCGAAGACGTGGAAAAGAGTGGATTCCGGGTAAAATTCCCGAGGGCAGCCGTAGACGATAAGTGCATCGTAGAAAGCTGGGTGTAGGCATGAAAAAACAGAAAAGCATCTTGCAGAACCAGAGTAAAAAGCAGTGTTACCTCTGCATGGTCTTATACGGGGACTACAGCTACAAATACGTGGAAGACCACCACATCTTTTTCGGCACATCAAACCGAAAAAACAGTGAGAAGCACGGCTTTAAGGTGAATCTCTGTCTGGGACACCACCGGGAGAGTAATGAAGCGGTACACAACAACCGGGAAACAGACCTGCTCCTGAAAAAAATGTGCCAGGAGGAGTATGAAAAGACCCATACCCGGCAGGAATTTGTCCAAATCATAGGGAAATCCTATTTAGGTGGGGAATTTGTCCGTACTTGATTTACCAGTACGGAGGGGCATTTTGAACCCCTGATTTTGAAAAAGAGGACGAAAAAATGGGATAGAATCCCCACTTTCCACAATTTTTCTGTGGACAGAAACCCGTCAGTACTGATAAACGTTAAACGAAAGACGGTGGGGGACTTTTTGGAAAAGAAAGGAAAAACCATGAATAAAGTAATTTTAATGGGACGCTTAACCCGTGACCCGGACGTACGTTATACCCAAGGTGAGAACCCAATGGCGATTGCCAGATATACATTAGCAGTAGACCGCCGGTTTAAAAGGGAGGGAGAAGCCACCGCAGACTTTATCAGCTGCGTGGCTTTCGGAAAACAGGCAGAATTTGCCGAGAAATACTTCCGTCAGGGAATCCGGATTGTGATAACCGGACGTATCCAGACCGGAAGTTATACCAATCGGGACGGGAACAAGGTATATACCACAGACGTAGTGGTAGAAGAACAGGAATTTGCCGAAAGCAAAAATGCCCAGAATGGTGCAGAAGGAAGCAGCAATACACAGAGCAACACGGCAGCAGGACAGCCAACGGTAGACCCAGACGGCTTCATGAACATTCCGGACGGAATCGATGAAGAGTTGCCATTCAGCTAAACAATACAAGGAGGAAGCCATGAACAAGAAAGAAGAAAAGTGGAGAAATGAGGGCGCAGCTTACGCCCTCCGGGTAGCAAAGGAAAAAGGCGTGGACTACCTGGAACAGGACTTGAGAAGACGGGGGGCATTAGGAATCTCCGTTATCCTGCCGGAAAAGGCAGTAGAAGAGCTTTATGACATGTTAGCAAAAAGAATTATGAACACCATGAAAACCGTTGCCATGTGGGTACTCTACGCAGAGCATGGCTGGCGTTCCGTCCGTTTACAACGGTTTGAGAAACAAATGGACAAGCACAGCGAAGACTGTATGAGTTATGACCGGTTCGGAAACGCCTATGTGACCTTATCCGACATGGCAAAGACTATGCAGGAAACCTGCGGCATACACCCGGACATGGAAACACTGGAATTGATAGAAGAGGAAAACAAGCGGGAGCAGGGAAGGTTTGTATCTCTAGCAGCAGTCATTGAGGTGCTGGAAGAAACCGGACATCAGGATATCGCAGACGCCCTGACCCGGAAGATTGAGAACGCATAGGAGAGGATTATGGGAAGAAACAATTTTACAGCTTTTATCTACGGCAGACAAAGCGGGAGATGCGTAGGCAGCAGGAAACCAAAGAAACAGATAGTCAGAAACGCAAAGAAGAGGAGATGAGCATATGTTTTAAAGATGAATGCATTTAAAGCCCTGACAAAAAAAGCATATAACACTACGGGGCTTACTGTAGGCAATGACGGCGAGGGTATTTATCTTATGGGAGGATACTGGAGCATTTGGCTGGAAAGGACCATGATGCCGAAGAAAGCCAAGGCAGCCATTATTGAACTGATTGGTTCCATACCGGCGCCGGGAAGGGCAGCGGCATTTTATAAAAGCGATGACACAAACTGGGAAGAGCGGGATTTGCTTCCGGAAGAGGTTTACAGACCGGATACTACATACTTCAAGACAGCTTACAAAGACACCGACATCCGTATCCGCACATACAGAAGAGAACTGGCAGTCCTGCAGAACCGGAGCACCATGGAGTGCGTCATACTCCCGGAACATATCGTAAGTATGATAAACAGCGGCAGCAGGGAAAAAGAAGAGGGTCCTGTAAGCCTGCCGCTGGGAAATAACAGGTATTCAATCTGGTGGCAGAACGAAGCCTGTACCTTAAAATGCGATATTGCCATTGCAGAGGGAGATCCAAAAGAAGAGTTTATCCTTCAGGAGCTTGAAAAATGGGATTTTACAGAAAAGAGGAAAGTGACATGTTGACAGCTTTACTTACCATAGCATTTTTGGAAGCTGTTGCCGGAATGGCAGCAGTCTTCCTGACAAAAGAATTTGCCCTAATCAGAATCTTGGACTGGACGGAGGATAAGGGAGTCATCGGCACGGCAGCAGGCCTGTGTTTTGCATTTTTATTATTACCGTATCTTATGGCAGAGGTGATATTTGCGCTGATATGGGCGGCTGTTACGGAGAGGAGGGAAAAGAAACGTGGGAACAGACACACTGGAAGAGTTTAAGGAAAACAAAAAGAAGAAAGTAGCTCAGATGACAGCAATGCAGGCACTACCGTATGAAGTAAAGGTAAAACGTGCAGAAAGAAGAGCCTGGGAATTTATAGAAAAGCTGGACGAACTGGGACTGAACGCCCATGTAAGTGTGGGAGGTCTGGATAGTATTACTTTGCTATTCTTTCTAAGAAAAATCGGCATTGATGTTCCAGCAATATCCGTATCTTTGCTGGAGGATAAAAGCATACAGAAGATTCACAAGGAGATAGGCGTTATCAGCATCAAACCCGGGAAAACCAAAGCGGAAATCCTACAGGAATATGGTTTCCTGTATTGTCAAAGCGTATTGCCGGAAAAATAGAAACCCTGCAGCACCCAACAGAAAGAAATAAAACGGTACGGCATGCAATTATGACCGGAGAGTGTGGGGCTCAAGGGCATTATGCCAAGAACAGCCGTATGAAGCTGCCGAATAAGTGGCTGGAGCTTTTTGGCGGGTATGAAAATGAGAACGAGGGCGTGCATTACCAGACACCTCCCTTTAAAGTAAGCAATAAATGCTGCCTTTACATGAAAGAGCAGCCCTGCGATAAATGGGCAAAAGAACACAATAGCAAACCATTTCTGGGATTAATGGCAAGCGAAGGCGGTCAAAGGCAGGACGCGCTTGTAGAGCATGGCTGTAATTACTTCGGGAAGACGGTTATACGTTCCGCTCCGTTTACCCCATTTCTCAGGCAGGATATTCTACAGCTTGCTTTAGAGTTAGACGTACCAGTGCCGGAAATCTACGGAAGCATAGAACGTAAGCCGGACGGAACCCTATACACGACAAAAGCCCAAAGAACAGGCTGCAGCATGTGCGGATTTGGGGTACACATAGAGAAACGCCCACATCGATTTGACTTACTCAGAGAAAGGAACCCTAAGGAGTGGGAGTTTTACATGTACTGGTGCTGCACAGATGAAAAAACAGGAGAAAAATACGGCTGGGGACGTGTATTAGATTACATCGGGGTAGAATGGGAGAATATCCCGGACGGTTGCGAGATACCAGGTCAAATGAGTGTTGATGATTTTATATAAAACAGGAGAAGGCAGAATGGATAAAAAGAAACTAATCCCCGGACATAAATACCTGCGTAAGCGTAAGACCACTTACGCAGGGAAAGAAGTAGAAGCAGAAAGCTGGATAAAGTGTATACAGGCGACACCTGCAGGGGCTGTATTTTGGTCAGGAGATAACCTGTTAAAGCTGACTGATGAGGAAATAGAAAAAGAAGTACAGTAAATTAATCTTTAGGAGAGGAGAATGAAAAATGTATGGTGGCTATTTTGAAACAAAAGAACAGGCAGAGAAATATAAGAAAAAACATGAATTATATGTTATGGTTCCGTTTTTTTCTCCAGTTAAAAAGAAATGGTGTCTAATTTTCGATTTGAAAGTAAAAGATTCAATTAATCTTTAATGGAGGAGTAAAGAGGATGACATTTAATTACACTGAAAGAGTAGATTATTTACACTGTATTGAAGTAGATACAGAAGACGAAGAATTATTTGAAGAAATTGTAGAGGATGTTGCAGAAGAAATGTATGCCGGATGTGATGATGGAACAAAGATGGCTTTAAAAAAGTTTAAAGAGGCATTTGGAGAGGAAAATGTCAAGTTTATAAAAGATACTGGCGGTACTGTAAGTGAATATGAAGTTGATTAATCTGAATTTTAATGAAGGCGGTGAAAAAATGAGATTAAAGCCAGTAACAATAAAAGATTTTAAGGTAGGGCAAAAGATTGCGGTATTGATATTGCACCACGGACGAAATAAAGAACCTGAACTGTATGAAAGAACAGTAAGCAGAATAGGCAGAAAATACGTTGTTGACGATAGAGGAACAAGATACTGCCAGGAGTCATATTTGAAAGAGGGGCTTGTGGAAAGCTCTGAGTGTGGAGAAAGAGCTTATATTTTTACAGAAATGAAGGAAGCAAAAGACTATATAGAAAAATATGAACTTATGATTTGGTTTTCAAGGACTTCCAGTGCAGGCGTTAAAGAATATTCTTTGCATCAGCTTAGGAAGGTTAAAGAAATCCTGACCTCTTAGAAGGGAATCAATATGGCAGAAATAATTTTATTTCCCACACACGAAAATTACTGCAAAACATGTGTGTATAACGGAACATACGGTGATTGTACAAACGAAGAGTATAATAAAAACTTATATAAAGTAACATGTGTATGGGGCAGATGCCCATACAGAGTAGAGCGAAAGGAGAACCATGAACTGTAACAACTGTAATAAATGTAAAACAGACCTGCAAACAGGAGATTGCTACTGTCAGCACCGGGGATATTTAATAACTCCCCGGGAAGACCAGACGGCAGCAGGACGTTTCCGGGAGCATATCAAAAACAGATTTAACCGGAAGGAGTGAGAACCACGGAAGATAGATGCGTATGCTGTGGGGAGATAATCCCAGAAGGGCAGCAGGCATGTAAGGAGTGCCAGAAAGGAGGCCAGATGAATAAAGAAGGATACAAAGACCCAACAGCAGAAATAGCAGTACATAGAGCCAGCCGGATGCCAAAACATATATGGCGGGTATATAAAATGCTGAATGCAGCAGCGAGTGTGTCGGGGTTGGAGATTACAGGATTGCGGGATAAGGAAACAGGAAATGAATACAAGAGGTGATTCCGGTGGAGATAACAAAGGATATTTTAATCCAATATTGCGAACTTCGGGAAGAAATCAAAGATTTAAGGAAAAGGATAAGCAGAGATGAGCTGAGATTACGGAAAATCGAGGAACAGGGCGTAGTTTCTGACTCAGTGACTGGAACCAGGAAGGACGGTACTATAGGCAGCATAAAGATAACGGGCTTTCCGATTCCTGAATACAGTACGGTAAAAGCTATGTTAAAAAAGAGAATAGCAAAACTTCGGATTATGGAAGATGAGCTGCATGAGGCAGTGAATGCAGTAGATGATTTCATAAATGCAATTCCAAAAAGTGATTTAAGACAGATATTCAGGCTTTACTACATAGATGACTTGACATGGGATATGGTGGCTATGAAAATGAATTATCGCTATCCGAAGAGAAAAATAGAGTATACAAAAGATAATTGCCGAATCCGGCACAATAGATATCTGGAAAAAGAAGAAATTTTATAAAATGTTCGCCTATGTTCGCTTATTCTGTGATAGTATTTATACTGGAACGAGAAACGGAATGGATTTCATAATAGTACTCCTTTAAGATTGTGTAACGGCAGCAGGGTGTCACAGCCCTGTTGCCGTATCAGGCTCAGACGGTAACGCCTTTGCAGAGAAAAGCATAGAGACCGTCACCTCAAATACTTTATCTGAAAAATGCCCTACTTCGGTAGGGCGTTTTTTGTGCAGAATTCCATCTTGTAATTATAGAACAAGTGTTCTATAATTTACTTATCTTCAATACAGATGTTTGTTGAAATATGTAGGATATTGGTATAAAATGGCATTAGATAAATGTATTGGAGGAACTGCTTCATGGATAGAAATATTAGATTCAGATATTACAAATTGGAAAAACAGCATAAATTTAAAAATAGGTGGCACTCAGATGGCGAGTTTGACTTTTTGGCGTGGCTGAATGGTATAAAAAAGTATAAAAAAGAAATGGTTACCATTGAACTTAAAGATACCAAAGCTAGAGTAGAAAAAATAAGATACTATGAAAAAGAACAGCTATGGGTGTTAAGGTTTATGAAACTTAGAGATGAAAATATTCCAATGATTGCTAAAGAAAATACAGAAGCGGAAGATATTGCGTTAGAGGATGATGAATATATAGGCGAAGACTTATATGTTTTATACGATGAAACATGCGGTTTAGCAATGATACAATCTAACAGATTTTCGCTGGGGACGGCTAGATTAGCAGAATTTATGGCAAAAACATATAGTGACGAGGTTGATATACGCGTTAAAATTAAACCAATTATAAAGGACATCGATTTACGCAAGTATAAGAAAAAATCATATAAAACGATAGAATTAGGATTTGCTAATATTATTGCAGATGTACCTTCTTCAAAGAGCCCATTAAGTGTCATAATGAATTCATATAGAAAATTCCACGCATTATCTGGGCATATTTCAATAAGTTTAGGAAGAACAAAAGAAAATACGCTTAACATTGAAGAAGTTGACAACTTATTGGAAGAAATAGGTGAATACGATAATGTAGTAAGCGCAAAATTAAGAATAAAAGATGATGACGCAGAACATACGGAATTAATAGATTTGTTCGATAATATAGCACAAGATACAATACTTTTTAAGGTGGAGAAAAGAAGTTCTCTTGGGTTTGAATACGCAGCTAGAAATATGATAGAATATTATTTAGATAAAAAAGGTGAACTTATAAATTTAACAATGATCCATGAATGAGTTGGAGTGATATTATGATGGAAAATATTCGCTATTATATCGAAAGAACATATCCATATTTATTGGCAGGCATTGTTGTAATTTTAGTCGTCATTAATAAAGTAAATGTTATGGGAAATAACGATTTTAAAGAAGCGTTAAATGGCATTGTAACTTTAGATTCAATCATACTTGGATTCCTAGGAGCAATTATGCCAGTGATTCTTAGTATGAAAAATGAATCAAAATTTGTAAAATATGTTTTTCAAAATGATAAGAAACATCTATTTGTAAGATACTTAAAATCAACTGTATTCATGGGATTAATAAATGCTGTTTTTTCATTATGCATGCATTTAAGAGGGAGTATGAGTAAAAATATAAAGTTTTCAATGTATTATATATGGATTTTTACTGCGGTAGCTTTTTTGGTTTTGACGTATAGATGCATGTCATATATGATTGTATTGGTGTTTAGACCAGATGATGGTGAAATAGAAAAGAATGAAAATCAGAAGAAAACCGTAATTACAGATAGAGAACAGAGAGATTTAAAAGATTATTATAAATAATCGCTCTAGGTAGAAAGGCATTATTTCAGGATGATTTTCTTCTGCATATATCCTTCTATATATCCACATACTATCCGAGAGGTGATAATATGGACAAGGACCAGCAGGAGAAATTAAATCAAAAAAATCAAACGAAAAATTTAACAGCATAACACAAAAGGTAAAACCAGAAAATCAGAACCAGACCCACAATATCCGTTCTGAAGCGGTAGAACCAAAGAACAGACAAGTATAAGGCATCCGAAAGGGTGTCTTTTCTTTTACATAAATTCTGGACCTGTAGCTCAGTTGGTTAGAGTATCCAGGTAATAACCGGTAGACTCTGGGTTCGAGTTCAATAATATCCAGTTATATCTTGTCAAGACTTTTCTTTTTAATAAAACAAGCGTATGATGAAGAAAAGATTATTGTAGGAGGTATTGACTATGCATTACGATTACGAACAAGAACGATTTGTAATGGATGTTCCAACAGAATGTCCGAAATGTGGGGCTGAGTTGGAACCGGATATATCTGAAGAACAACAAATTTTACTATGCCCAAATTGTGAATATGAATTTGATGCTACAAATGAGTTTAAAAAAATAAGTGAAGTTTGCGATAATGAATAAAAACTATGAATGCATGACAAAGAGGCACTCCGGTGTCTCTTTTCTTTTATGATAAATTCCAGACCTTTAGCTCAGTGGTAGAGCACAGATACTTTTAATATCTGATGTCCTGGGTTCGAACCCCAGAGGGTCCATTTACAAAACAAACGAAGAGAGGTGGTGATGTTTGGGTGGAGAAGTAAAGGCAACAAATGCAGAACTTGCCTATCAGGATTACCTAAAAGGCATGAAGTACAAAGAAATAGCCGAGAAATACGGTGTAACAATAAATACAGTAAAGTCCTGGAAGACCAGATACAAGTGGTCGAAGGAAGGTGAAAAAAGTGTGCACACAAAAAAGAAAAAGGTGTGCACACAAAAATCCAGGCTGGGAAACCAGAATGCGGCAGGACATGGAGCACCTGAAGGAAATAAGAACGCAGAAAAATATGGATTCTTTTCAAAATTTCTCCCGGATGAAACCAGGGAGATTTTTTCTGCCATAGAAGAAGCAGATCCGCTAGACCTTCTCTGGCATCAGATACAGCTTGCTTATGCTGCCATTATCCGGGCACAGAAGATTGCCTATGTAAAAGACCAGAAAGACAAAACCGTTGAAAAAGTGGAAGAGAAAAAAGGAAAAATCATGGGAGAAAAATGGGAGGTGCAGCAGGCATGGGATAAGCAGAATGAATTCTTGAAAGCCCAGGCCAGAGCCCAGGGTGAACTCCGCTCCCTTATTAAGCAATATGACGAGATGCTGCATAAGAACTGGGATATGGCTACAGAAGAGCAGAGAATCCGGGTACGGCGTGCAGAATTTGCTATGAACCAGGAACTTGGAAACCATGATGAGGATAACGAGAACATTACCTCCTTCCTGAAAGCCATGAATCCAACCCAGGAAGACATAGATAATTTGTTCAGCAAAAAGGAGGAGCAAGATGCCGAAGAAAAAGAAAAGACCAGCGAGATTTGATTTTAAGCCCTTCTCTGAGCAGCAAAGGCGCTTGATACATTGGTGGCGTCCAATGGCGATGTCCAGTGAGAATGATATTGTTATTGCAGACGGGGCAATCCGTTCCGGAAAAACCATTGCAATGATTATTGGCTTCCTCACATGGTCCCAGGAGATGTTTTCCGGGCAGTCCTTTATCCTGGCCGGAAAGACCATGGGTGCGCTAAAGAAAAACGTGGTACGTCCTATGCTGCAGATGCTAGAAGCGTGGGGCTGGCCTTATGAATATGTCCGTTCCGGCACAGATGCAAGGATTGAAATAGGGACAAATACCTATTACCTGTATGGAGCTAGTACAGAAGCTAGCCAGGATGCTTTACAGGGACTTACAGCAGCAGGAGCTTACGCAGATGAGGCGGCACTATTCCCACAGAATTTCATAGACCAGATGATGGGGCGCTGCTCTGTAGAAGGTTCCAAAGTGTGGATGAACTGCAACCCAGAGAATCCTCACAACTATATCAATGAAGAGTTCATCAGAAAGGCAAAAGAAAAAAGAGTTTACCATCTGCATTTCATGATGGAGGATAATCTTACATTATCTCAGAAGAAAATCGAAGAGTATAAGCGGAAGTGGCCACACAGCAGTGTGTTCTATAAACGCTTTATCTTAGGTTTGTGGGTGGCAGCAGAAGGTTTAATTTATCAGCAGTTTGCAGATAATGTGAAAGATTATTTGATAACAAGTGAATGGCTTGAGGAGAATCCAATTTCATATGCAGTTATCGGAGTCGATTTCGGAGGGACGAAGTCGGCTCATTCTTTTACCCTGACAGGATTCACAAGAGGATACAAGCAGGTGGTTGTTCTGGACGAGTATTATTGCAAAAAACGTATTAATCCCAAACAGCTTCAGGAGGATTTTATAGACTTTGTAAAACGTGCCCAGAGCAGATTTAAAGTCTATGAGGCTTACTGCGACAGTGCAGAGCAGACTTTGATTGCCGGGCTTGAAATGGCATGCATAGACGCCCATGTATCCATAGAGATTAAAAATGCAATCAAAGGCCCTATCAATGACAGGATTGCTTTCTATAACAGCTTGATTGCCCAGCACCGCTGGAAGATTATGAAGCATTGCGAGCATATCAAAGAAGCGTTTGAAAATGCGGTATATGACGATACAAAGAAAAACGAAGATGTCCGGCTGGATGACGGGCTTATGAACGTGGATTCCCTGGATTCCACAGAATACAGCACAGAAAGCGTCCAGGAAGATATTTTATATATAGCAGCGTAGAGGTGAAGGAATGAGTAATGTAATACGCCAATATCTGGAATCACAGCAGTATAACACAGTTCCAGATGAAACCTACAGCCATATTGATGAATGGCTGGAATGGTACCAGAATGATGTGAAAAAATTTCATCACTATAAGGTTTACAATGGGGCAGTTACGACGGAACAGGAACGCTTCCGCCTGGGAATGGCAAAGACTATTTGTGAGGATTGGGCGAATCTCCTGTTAAATGAAAAAGTATCCATAAAGGCGGGAGATTACAGCACACGGCTGGAAGAGGTTCTGGCTTCTAATAAGTTCCGGGTCAATGGAAATCGTTTGATTGAATTGGCGTTTGCTTTGGGAACCGGCGCCTTTGTGGAATACATGGGCGGAGATGATGAGATTATCATTGATTATATCCGGGCAGACATGATTTATCCGCTGTCCTGGGATAACGGGGAAATAACAGAGTGCGCCTTTGGCAGCACCAGAGTTGTAGACGGAAAGGAAAGATTCGGGAATCCGGAAGAGGGAGAAACTGCAGATAGCTATTATTTGGAGAACAAATATCTTGATGCAGAATCCGGAAAAGAGATAGAACCGCCTGAGGACATCATACCGCTTATCAATACAGGCAGCAGGATTCCTCTTTTTCAGATTTTGACGCCAAACATCTATAACAACATAGATATGGACAGTCCTCTGGGTGTTTCTGTCTTTTCTAATGCCATAAGTCAATTAAAAGGCTGTGACGTTGTGTATGACAGCTACATAAACGAATTTATCCTCGGAAGGAAAAGAATTTTGGTACCCATTGCCATGGCGAAAATTCAAATGGAGAAGGAAGGTATCAGGCAGCCAACCTTTGACTCAAAGGAAACTGTATATTATATGATGCCGGGTGACCGGGAAAGTGACATGAAGCTGACAGAGGTAGATATGTCTATCCGTGCCCAGGAGCATGAACTTGGAATCCAGAGGAGCATAGACCTTTTAAGCTTTAAATGTGGAATGGGAACCGGAAGATACCGGTTTGAGAACGGTGGCGTAAAAACTGCCACAGAGGTTATTTCAGATAAATCTGATTTATACCAGAACAGGCAGAAACACAACCTTCTGGTGAATGATGCCATACAGTCCGTTGTCCGGGCGGTTTCCTTTTTGGATACAGGAACAGTTGTGGAAGCTACGATAGACTTTGATGATTCTATCATTGAGGATTCCAATGCTACGATAGACAAGAACATTAAGCTGGTCAACGGTGGGCTACGTTCTAAGTTATCGGCAATCATGGAAATCAATAAATGTGATGAAAAAGAAGCCCAGAAGGAGCTGGAGAGGATTGCAGGAGATAATCAGATTGATGTGGATAATGTCAATTGGACAGATGTGGAGGGTGAAAATGAATCAGAATCGGAACATCGTGAAGAAAATGAAGAAACCTCCAAAGAAGAGAAAAACAGTAGGGATTCTGATGAAAAGGTTTCTGGGAAAGATAAAGCGTAGGTGGTTTAAATGCTAACAAGGGGAGAAAGGCAGGAAATATCTGATTTTGGCACTTCAGTCTATGAAGATATGGAAACCCTCATTATGCAGAACATTATCCGGCACATACAGAACTACGACCAGCCAATAGACTCAGATACCTGGTTAATGCAGAAAATGGCCGAAATAGGAAAATTGAATGAAGAGAATATTAAAATCATTGCAAAAGCTGCAGGGCTTGGAGCTACAACGGTAGAGCGTATGCTGCAGGAAGTAGTAGATATTGTGATGGAGAGAGTAGAACCAGGGCTGACCGAGTTGGAACGTCAAGGGATTGTGAAGGGTACAGTTCCTGTAAAAGAGAGTAAGAATGTTCGAGAAGCTGTAAAAGCAGTCAGAAGCCAGGCGATAGACTCTTTAAATCTTTGCAATACAACCATGCTGTATAAAGCGAGAGATGTATATAAAAAGCTGGTGCAGTCTGCGGTAGATAAAGCAGAAGAAATTACCAATAAGCAAGAATTTCTTGATGTTCTGGGGAAGCATGTAAATGCAGAAGCTATAGGAGCAGAATCCAGGCAGCAGGCAATCAGGGAAGTTATCAAGGAATTTAACCAAAAAGGAATCCCAGCTTTTGTGGACAAAAAAGGCAGGGAGTGGACCCCGGAAGCGTATGTTTCTATGACGCTTCGTGCGACTGCTGGAAATGTCGCCAATAAAGCAACTTTTGCCAGAATGGACGATAGAGGCTTAAATCTGGTACAGATGAGCAGTCACCCTGGAGCCAGACCTAAATGTTCAAAAGACCAAGGGAAGATATTTGACCGGAATAATGGAAGTGGATATACAACCGATTTGCATAACAAAAAGGTGAGATATTATCCTTTGAAAGACTCATCTTATGGAGAACCAGATGGAATCCTTGGTATTAATTGCGGACATCACCCAGTACCTTTTATACCCGGCATATCCAGAAAACGCTATTTCCCTACGGAAGATTTTGAAGAGAACGATAAACTATATAAAAAGATGCAGATTCAAAGGAGTATTGAAAGGGATATCCGGAAACAAAAAAGAGAATGTATGCTTTATGATGAGATAGGAGATAAAGAAGCTTTTGAGGCGGCATCTGTAAAATTAAAGCAAAAAGAAGCACACATGAAAGAATACCTACAGAAAAATCCTAAATTAGTACGGAGGAAAGACAGAGAGCAGGTTATCGGGTTTGACCGGAGTAACAGTGCCAAAGCGGTAGCTGCAAAGAAAGCCTATACAAAAGCAATGGAAACTGATACAATACCAGTAAAGGATATTAAGATTCCAAAGAGTGTTGGGGCAAAATTCAAAAATTATAAGGTTGTAGATAAAACAACAGGTGTAGAATATGAATTTGCTCCGGGAACCAGAATACAAAACGGAGAAGTTTTTGCCGGAAAGGGTACGAAGCATCCGCTTCATGAAGGAGTTGCAGAAGGCTTATCGAAAGAATTTGGCGGAACACCATCAAAATGGCAACATGCAAAAGGCTTTGGCATATTACAGGACGAAGAAACGGGAGAGGAATTATCGGCAGAAGTACACTGGTTCCAGGAAGAAACCGTTGGGAAGGTTAAGTTTAAGGTAAAGAGGTGGCTGGATGATGAAGGTTAAATTCATTGGAAAGACTGAATTTTTAGTTTTAACAAACGGGAAAATATATGATGTGATGTCTGTAGAGAAAGGTTTTTACAGAATCGTAGATGACTCAGGAGAGGATTATTTGTATCCTCCAAAATATTTTGAAGTTGTAGAAGAATAACCACCAGTCGTAATGGCCGGTGGTATTTTTATATCCATTTTCAGGAAAGGGGTGGTACAGCTTTGATTGTAGTAAATATTACACCAACTGGTCTTACAGTAGACGGCCATGCAGGTTATGCAAAAACTGGAAATGATATCATTTGTGCAGCGGTTTCTGTTCTGACACAGAATCTGGTAAATTCCGTAGAAGCGCTTACGGAGGATAAAGTTCTTTGCTACATGGAAAACGGGCACATGGATATAAAATGGGAGAATCTTTCAGAACAGGGAAAGCTGCTGGTGGATTCTTTTTTTATTGGCATTTGTGGAATATCAAACACATATGGCGAGAACTACGTGCAGGTATGCATGGGTGCCGACGGGCGTTAAACGGAGAAATGGAGGATAAAATGAAGTACAAAAATTTAAAGGAAAAGTATAATGCCTGGAATTTGCAGCTTTTTGCAGATGAAGGTGGAGAAGATGACGCAGACGAAGATGGCGGAGAAGATGAACCGGAGGAAGACGAGGGAGAAGACCCGGAAGAGAAGAGATTCTCACAGAAAGAGGTTGATGAAACCGTAAAGAAAAGACTTGCCAGAGAAAGACGGAAATGGCAGAGAGAACGGGAGAAAAGAACCCAGAATGAAAACTCTGAGAGCGCAGATGAAAAAACGCAGGAGGCAGAATCAAAAGCTTCTAAGTTGGAGGTAAAGGTAGCCTGTTTTGAAGCTGATGTTGCCAAAGATTCCGTAGACGATGTGGCAGCTCTTGCACACGCTTACATGGAGGCAGATGATAGCCTTGACCTGGAAGATGCCATTGAAAAAGTGGTGAAAAAGTATCCGCACTTCAAAAAAGGCGGCTCTT